CAGGGCAGCAGTACACAATTGGAAGATGATCCCAACGGGGCGTTTGTATCAATTGATGATCCTCAAGCCAGAGTGGTTTGACAACAAATAAAAAATGTGCTTATAATTAAATCGTTGCCGTAGGAAGCAATAAATTGAAGCCGTTTACTCATGCTCTCGCCCTTGGTTTTTACTTCAGGGTTCCTACCGAGGGCAGTAGTAAACGGCTTTTTTTATGTCCTCTTTTCGTGCAGCCGTACTCCACACGACAGCAGCGCATTTGCATGGATGGCTTGGAAGAAAACACCGACAACAGGACACACCCCCTGACTTGCCGACCAGCGTTGGTTAAGCGACTGGTAAAGGATTGGGTACAACGGTGGAACAAGGCCCAGTCTATAAGTGAATTGACCCGTCAAGCGCACTTGGTCGCGTTTGTTTTTAGTTAGCTAAATTAAGATGAATTATGGAAAACAGATCGATGGAGAAAGGTGGTATATCCACCCTTGGAGAACCTATGCCTGAACTATTTGAATCAGGGTTTGAGAGATTCTGGCGAGCATGGCCCGCATCAACAAGAAAGGGTGCGAAGTCAGAATGTAAAAAGAAATGGGAGAAGCATTATTGCGAAACCCAGACCGACCAGATCATCAAACACATTGAATGGTTAAAAACCACAGAGCAATGGCTTAAAGGCAATGGTGCTTTTATTCCCGCCCCTTTGGTCTATCTCAACCAACAACGATGGGATGGCGCAGAAGTGCCTGAAATCAAACCCAAAACAACAATAGACCCCGCCTTGGCAAAGATTGAAGCTGACAAAAAACGAGCAGTTCCAATCCCCGAACATATAAGGCAAAAAATGGCATCCTTGAAAGGTAGGTTATGAATGAGTTGGCTCTTTTCGCAGGCGCTGGTGGAGGAATACTTGGTGGACACCTCCTTGGTTGGAGAACAGTCTGTGCAGTTGAATGGGAGCAATACCCAGCAAGCGTACTGTGCGCCAGACAAAATGATGGGCTTCTCCCGCCTTTCCCGATTTGGGATAACGTACAAACCTTTGACGGAAAACCTTGGCGAGAAATTGTTGATGTTGTATCTGGAGGATTTCCATGCCAAGACATTAGTTCAGCGGGAAAAGGCGCAGGAATTGATGGAGAGCGAAGCGGAATGTGGGGACAAATGGCGAGGATCATTCACGAAGTACGACCCAGATTTGTCTTTGTGGAAAACTCACCAATGCTCACTTCTAGGGGACTTGGAAAAGTTCTCGGAGACCTGGCCGCAATGGGGTTTGATGCGAGATGGGGAGTGTTGGGAGCAGCGGACGTTGGAGCAAACCATCAGAGGGACAGGATATGGATTGTCGCCAAATGGCGTGGACAGCTTCCACACACCCAACACAACAGGATTAGATGGTGGGAGCAACAGCAGAAAAGCCTTAAAAAAGAGGAAAGAAGAAGCCAAATTTCCAACACCAACGGCATCAGATTGGATGAGTCCAAAACAGAATGGAATAAATCTGGTGAACGGCAGATATGTCAGAACCAGCTTGACTACGGGTGTGAAGTTTGGAGCGAAACTGTCGGATGCAATCAATCTGGACATGAAAAAGAAATGGCCAACCCCGCAAGCCTCAGACAACAGGGACAGGGGCAACATGAGCAATGCAGTAGTTCAAAGACGAGTAGCAATAGGCAAGCAAATCTTATTAAGCCAATCGGTTTCTCCGACTTCTGGGCAACTGAACCCAACGTGGGTCGAGTGGTTGATGGGGTGGCCTCTAGAGTGGACAGACTTAAAGCCATTGGGAATGGACAAGTCCCTCTCTGTGCAGCAACAGCCTGGAGAATCCTAAGTGAATCACTATGAAGCAAACAGAATTCTTGATCGGGTCAGAGAAGGACAACAATTTAGCGAATTTGTCATCACAAGGGCGCTTGAACTTACAGGAGACTATGAGGAACACAGAAGCCCAAGAATGGATCAGACGCTACCGCAAGAAAGCCTTGGAGGAGGGTCGGGGAGAAGCCCAATACTGGTGGCAACAAACCCTGTTGGATATTGCCAAGAGGCGAGGCCAAGCGGCTGCTGATGACCTGAAAAAACGCATGAACGAACAGAAAGATAAAAAATGATGCAGATCATGTTCACGATTTATGGCGAGCCTGTACCAAAGGGCAGACCAAGGTTTTCCACAAGGGGTAAGTTCCCTGTTGCCTACACACCTGAAAAAACCAAGAACTATGAATCCGATGTTGGGATGATGGCAAAAGCGGCTATGGGTGCATCAGAACCGCTAGAAGGGGCTTTAGAGGCGTTTATTTATGTGACCTTTCCTGTCCCCGCCTCATATTCAAAAAAACGCACTGAGGCTTGTTTAAGCGGTCAAGAAAAACACACCAAAAAACCCGATCTGGACAATGTTGTCAAAGCGGTGCTTGATGGAATGTCAGACATCGTGTTTTTATCGGATTCGCAGATCACATCTATTCATGCCACTAAGGTTTATGGCGAAGTGGCAAAAGTTGAAGTTGTAGTGAGGCAAACATGATTGTTTCTCTCCATAACCCCCAACAAGCCCACACTGTGTTGAAAGACCTATGGCCCAAGATTAAAGAAACCTTACAGGCGGGTAAACAACTGCGCTTAGAGGTGAAAAAAGCCACCCGCAGCACAGATCAGAACGATATGTTTCACGCCCTGATTGACATGATTGCCAAGCAAATGAAGGCGGCTGGCAGTGCCTGGTCATCAGACGATTGGAAAAGGCTCTTGATTGACCAATGGGCGCACGAAACAGGGCGCAAGGTGGGCAAGGTCGCCCCAAGCCTAGACGGGGAACGAGTTGTTCAATTAGGGCTACAAAGCCACAAATTCACGAAAGAAGAAGGCTCAGAGTTCATTGAATGGCTCTTGGCATGGATGGCAAATAAAGGAATTGAGACATGAATAAAGAGTTAATTGAAACAGTTGAAAGTTTGGGTGGTACTGCTTTGATGGGCGGCATCCTTATTCAATTTTCTGACACGACTTTTAGTGAAGCGGTTAAGAAGATTTATGAGGCTGGCGTAGAAGCCGAGCGTGAGGCGTGTGCAAAATTGTGTTGGTCACAAAGAAAATATTGGGATGCAGAAGCCTGTGCTGATGCCATTCGAGCAAGGGAACAAGCATGATGTGTCCCCGTTGCGGCTCTGAAACCCTTAAAGTTTTGGACACCCGATCAAATCCTGAATTCGTCAGCCGCAAACGTCAATGCGAAAACAACCACAAGTTTTACACCAAAGAATATGCAATATCCGAAACACCATTATGTGAGAAGCCAGAAACTCCTAAAACTAGTGGCGGGTCTCTCCTGTCAAAGCTGTGGCATGGACAATGGCGTTCAGGCGGCTCACAGTAATTGGGGCGGTGGTCGTGGTCGTGGCATCAAAGCTGACGATAATTTAATTGCGGCACTCTGCCTGACTTGTCATTACGAGATTGACCAGGGCAAGAACCTGACTAAGAAAGAACGCCAAAAGAAGTGGGCAGAGGCTCACATTGGCACAGTTTTATTGCTTTGCAAACAAGGAAGATGGCCTGTTGAAGTTCCACTGCCTTTTGTGGCAGAATTTGAATAGGCTATGCAGTTGCCTTTTTGGGGGTTGATTCCCCCGCTTTTTTTGGTATAGTGCAAATATGGAAAAAAATGCCGAAGTTGCTGAGTTCGTGGCTACTCTGTTTCACAGTGGCACGATTACCCATTTTCAGCATTTGCAGACACGGGAATACGCTATTCACAAGGCTTTGGGCAAGTTTTACCCCAAGATTGTTGACTTGGCAGACCAGTTAGCTGAGAGTTATCAAGGTCGCTACAACACCCGAATGACAAAGTTTCCTGATGAACTGCATCAGCCACAGGAAACCCCCACCGAATACCTTACACAACTGAAAAAGTTTGTTGAGGAAGCCCGTGAAGAAATCCCGCAAGATTCAGAACTGCAAAACATCGTTGATGAAATTGCCGATCTGATCAATTCAACTTTGTATTTACTAACCCTGAAATAAGGAATCATCATGATGAACAAGAACGAACCCAAAGGCTACGGCTACGGCAACAGCGCAAAGATGGCTGGCAACCCCGCCCCCGAAATGAAGCCTAATGGCAGCGTAAAGAACCGCATCCCCGATGCTATGACCAACAAGGTCGGCAAAGATTCCAAGTTTGAAGGTGGCAAGTCCTCTGGCGTTTGCTACACTCACGACCGCAAATCCTGCCAATAAAGCGAAACGCCCCGCAGACGGAGAATCTGGGGGCGCTTCTAACCAAGCAATAAAAGAGGTATTGAATGGCTGAATCACATTCTAATTGTGGAAACTGCCGATTCTTCAGGAATCAGCAAATCATGGGCATCTGTCGCCAAAGCCCCCAACAGCAGAACAAGCACCAAAACGATTGGTGCGGTCAACACGAACCCATGCAAGTTGAGGTCGTGAAACTTCCCGTGTACGACATCATGACTGACGAGACCACTGAGGTTTCTGTTCCTGTCAAGAAAAAGCCTGGGAGACCCAAGAAATGCTGACACCATTGCGTGATCGTGTTGTGGTAAAACCACAAGTCCGAAACCTGTCCGATATTATTTTCATCAACAATAAAGAACCCTTTAACGAGGGAACTATTGTCGCCATCGGCCCAAAGGTTTACGATGTCAAAGTGGGAGACTTCATCAAGTATGGAAACGGGGATTACCTTAATTGGCCCACCCAAAAGATTGATGGTCAAGATTACCAAATCATTCAAGAAGCCGACATTTGTGCGGTTGTGGAGGAATAAACATGGCGACTAAACAAGGGCTATATGCCAACATCCATGCCAAGCAAGAGCGCATCGAGCGCCAAAAGGCTGCGGGTAAGACTCCCGAGCGCATGAGATCGCCAGGCGCAAAGGGCGCACCCACTGCCGAGGCTTTCAAACAATCTGCAAAGACTGCGAAGAAGAAATAATCATGGCAACGAAAAAGCACGACAAGCCCATTCCCCATAAGACCACAGGCAAGGGGAAAACCTACAACCCCACTGAAAAAGGTGCGGGAATGACCGCTAAAGGTCGTGCTGAATACAATGCCAAGAACAATGCAAATTTGAAACCACCCGCCCCAAATCCAAAGACAAAAGCCGATGCTGGTCGCAAAGCATCATTTTGCGCTAGGATGGAGGGGGTAGTTAAAAACGCCAAAGGCCCAGCGGAACGGGCTAAGGCATCCCTCAAAAACTGGAACTGTTAAAGGAAACATCATGACAAACTCAATTGCAACTGGCGTAGCATACGCTGACCCATTGGTTACTTTGGTTGAATTTCAAGCCTACACTGTGGCTACTGTCCCAACAGCCTCACCCGCTGGTCAAATGATTTATGTGTCCAATGGCGCTGCTGGTCAGCCCATCATGGCCTTTTCAAATGGCTCAAGCTGGTTGCGTGTTGACACCCGTGGTGCAATTGCCGCTTCCTGATGAACGCTGAGAGAATAGCAAACCGCATCGAGGAACTCAGAAGCACTGCCAAACAACATGAAGCGGTGTTAATGCAGATCAGCGGTGCGGTGCAAGAACTCACCAACTTATTGGCTGAACTGTCAAAGGAACAAAATGCCTCTAATAGCATCGATGACCCCCAAGGCACTTAAAGCCAATATCAAAAAAGAGATAGAAGCTGGCAAGCCACCCAAGCAAGCGGTGGCAATTGCCTATTCTGTTAAGCGTGAAGCCGAGAAAAAGGCTGATAAGAAACCAACGCCTAAGACAAAAAAGTAATTTAGGCTCAAGGACTTAGGAATTAAATTAAATGGCTGAGAGAGGCGCACCAATCGGGAATCACAATGCTGCCAAAAGCAGGATGTTCTACGATAAGTTGCGTCTTGTTCTGACACAAGAGCCTCACCGCCTTAGAAGCATTGCCGACCAACTGGTGACACAAGCCGAGGCGGGAGAGCCTTGGGCGATCAAAGAGATCATCGACCGAGTGGATGGCAAAGCGGTTCAGGCGACAACGATTGAGAACGCAGATGGAACACCCCTATTGGGTGGGATTCAAGTCACATTCATTAAGCCCGAATGAGCGATGTAACCGATGCCATTGCCAAGGCAGAGTTTCCCGTCAAGTTGGAAGGTCTGTTTAAAAAGAGCCGTTACAAGGTTCTTTATGGTGGAAGGGGCGGGGCTAAGAGTTGGGGAATTGCCCGAGCGTTACTGATCAAAGGCGCAAAAGACCCAATCCGCATACTGTGCGCCCGTGAGTTTCAGACATCCATCAAGGATTCGGTTCACAAGTTACTGTGCGACCAGATCGAAAGTCTTGGCTTACTTAGCTTCTACGAGATCACTCAAACAAGCATCAGGGGCAGAAACGGCACAGAGTTCAGCTTTGTTGGCCTCAAGAACAATGTCTCAAACATCAAATCCTATGAGGGCGTTGACATTTGTTGGGTTGAGGAAGCGCAGACCACCAGCCGCCTAAGTTGGAACATCCTGATCCCGACCATCCGAAAGGAAGGCTCTGAGATATGGATCAGCTTCAACCCTGAGTTGGAGACAGACGAGACCTATCAAAGGTTTGTGGCAAACCCACCCGCAGATTGCATCACCATGAAGGTGAATTGGTACGACAACCCTTGGTTTCCCGACACCCTCAGACTTGAGAAAGATGCCCTCAAAGCAAGGGATGAGGAAGCCTATAACCAAGTGTGGGAAGGCTTATGCCGACAGACTGTGGATGGGGCGATCTTTGCCAAAGAGATGCAACAGGCCGAGAAGGATGGGCGAATCTGCCGTGTGCCTTATGACGCTACAAAGCCAGTTCACGCAATCTTTGACTTGGGATGGTCAGACAGCACAGCCATTTGGTTTTTGCAGTTTGTGGGCATGGAGACCAGGCTAATCCGCTACATCGAGGACAGCCAAAAGACCATCAGTTATTACTTGGCGACCATGCAGACTTATGGGTATGTGTATGACAAGATTTGGCTTCCCCATGACGCAGAGAACAAGACCTTGGCGGCAGCGGGTCGGTCAATTGATGACATCGTGAGAGCCGCAGGGTACAAGACCGAGATCATGCCAAGAGTGCCTGTTCTTGACTCAATCAATGCCGCAAGGACAATCTTCCCTAATTGCTACTTTGACAGGGAACACACAGCGGATGGTTTGGCTTGCCTTAGACACTATCGGTACGAGGTTGACCCCGAAACAGGGCAGTTCAGCCGCAACCCGCTACACGACCACTACTCACACGGGGCAGACGCATTTCGTTACATTGCCCTTATGATTAAAGAGCCGCCTAAACGCAAAAAGTCAGCGCAGATTGCAATGGCAAGCGGATGGATGGGATAATTAGGCATCAATAAAGGGCTGAATATGGCTTACCAAGACGAATCAGGAAACAACAACAAGATTAACGAGGTGATCAAGTTCTGGCGCTTGGTCAACGATGCCGACTCCACCAACCGAGCAGAAGCGTTGATGGATGTGAAGTTTGCCGCTGGCGACCAATGGCCTGTTGAGATTCAAAACTCACGCAACCTTGAATCACGCCCATGTCTGACGATCAACAAGATTGACGCATACATTCGTCAAGTGACCAATCAGCAAAGGATGCAACGCCCCCGCATTAAGGTGCATCCCGTTAATAACTTGGCTGACTACAAGATTGCCCAAGTGATTGAGGGCATCACCCGCCACATTGAGGTCAACTCCAACGCAGACACCGCCTATGACACAGCGTTTGATTACGCAGTTCGCATGGGATGGGGCTATTGGCGTGTCAACACAAAGTATGTGAGTGAGACTTCCTTTGATCAGGAAATCTTTATCGACACCATCGATAACCCTTTCACAGTCTATTTCGACCCCAATTCAATCCTCCCTGATGGCTCAGACGCAGAACGTTGCTTGATCACCACAGTGATGGATAAGAAGATATTTAGGGAGAATTACCCAGGCGCTGATGATGGGGCAAACTTTCAGCAGCGTTCCACTGGTGATGACACAGCCTCATGGCTCACCAAAGAGGACATTCGGGTTGCCGAATACTTCTACATTGAGCGTGAACGAGCCAAACTGTATTTGCTCAGTGATGGCACATCAGGCTTTGCCGACTCAGACAACTTCTTTGCCCGTGTAGAGGCATCGGGTCTGACTGTGGTTGATGAGCGTGACAGCTTCCGCAAGGCAGTGAAGTGGATGAAATGCACCGCAATGGAAATCCTTGAGGAAAAGACATGGGCGGGTAAATACATCCCTGTTGTCCCTTGTTATGGCGCACAAGTGATCATTGATGACAAGCGTAAGAAATACGGCTTGGTCAGATTTGCTAAAGACCCACAGCGGATGTACAACTTCTGGCGCACATCCATGACCGAAAGTGTCGCCCTTGCACCAAAGGCTAAGTGGCTGCTTGCCGAGGGTCAAGACGAGGGACATGAGAACGAATGGGCAATGGCTAACATCAAGTCAACCCCTGTTCTGCGCTACAAACAGAAGGACATTGAGGGTCAACCCGCACCCGCACCAACCCGACTTCAGCCTGAACCACCACCAACAGGCATCATGGAGGCGGCTGGCGCTATTTCCGCAGACTTGCAGATGGTTTTGGGCGTTCTTGACCCCAACCAACTGCCAAGCGGGAATATCTCAGGCAAGGCATTGGCTGGTCAACAGAACCAAGTTGATCTGTCAAACTTCCACTTCTACGACAACATGACCCGTTCGATTCGTCAGACGGGCAAAATCATCTTGGATTTGATTCCCAAGATTTACGACACCGAGCGAGTGATGCGAATCATTGGCTCAGATGGTCAACCCGACATGACCACCATCAACCAAGCCAACGCCATCGGTGAAGTGCTGAACGATGTGACTGTGGGTGAATACGATGTGGTGATGGACACAGGGCCTGGCTTCCAAACCAAGCGCCAACAAGCCGTTGAAAGCATGATGCCCTTGCTTACAGGCAACGCAGAACTGTTCAACATTGCGGGTGATTTGGTGTTCAGAAACATGGACTTCCCAGGCGCTGATGTGATTGCAGACCGCCTTGCCGCCATGAACCCATTGGCTCAGATTGATGAGAAATCAGACATCCCACCTGAAGTTCAGATGCGTTTGGCTCAGTCTCAGCAGATGATTGAGCAGTTGCAACAACAATTGCAAGCCGCTGGTCTTGAGATCAACAATCGGATGCAAGTGGCACAGATCAAAGAGGAAGGCGCTACTAAGCGCAAACTCATGGATGTCACCGCAAGAGCGCACAACACTGAGACTATTAACGAGGCAAAAGTTAATCAAACCAATGTCAAAGCAGTTACTGAGCAGAATAAGACTGAGATTGATGCGTTGGTCAAAATGCTTATTGCAAGAATGTCACCCAATCAATTGTTGGCTGAGATCGACCGCTTGAACGCTGAACAACAGCAGTATGCGATGGGTGCGGCAATGGACATTGATCACGAACAAAATCCATTTATGCAGCAATAATTGACAGATAATGAATTAGGGTAAATAATTACTCAAACCTTACCAGTGAGGCTCACTGGGAAAATTCTTTGAGGAAACTCAATGTCAGAAGTTCAGGAAGTGCAAGTTGCACAACCAAAGGTCTCCACTACTGTGGTGACAAGTGAAAATTTAGCTGAATTTAACGCTAAGAGAATGGGTTTAGCTGATTCAACGCCTAGCGAGGCTGCACCAGTTGCAGAGCCGCCAGAGGTCGATAATGGGCAGAGTGAACCAGTTGAAGCGTCAGAGGAAGCGACAGCAACAGAGGATCGAAAACGAAATCCTAAGTTGGAAATTCGGTTTGAGAAGATAACCAAGCAACGTGAGGAAGCAAGGGCAGAAGCCCAACGAGAGCGTGAAGCAAGGGAATCTTTAGAAGCCAAGGTCAGGGAATTGGAAGGCAGAACTCAGCCCCAAAAGGTTGAATCGTCTGAAGAACCCCGACCAGAGCAGTTCACTGATATGTATGAATATGCGAAAGCATTGACAGACTATAAAGTGGATCAGCGGTTAGCGGAAGAAAAGCAAAAGGAAGCACAAGCCAAAGTAGAGGCTCAAAGGCAACAAGTGATCAACACTTGGGCAAAGCGAGTTGAATCTGCCAAAGCTGAGATGCCTGATTTTGAGGCAATGGTTGGGTCAGCCGATGTTGTTGTGAGCAACGAAGTGCGTGATGCAATCTTTGAATCAGATGTTGGCCCTCAAGTGCTGTATCACTTGGCTGAGAATCCCGAAATTGCCGAAAAACTGCAAGGCATGACAGTCACATCCGCATTGAGAACTATTGGGAGATTGGAGGCTCAGTTTGAAAAGGCAGAGCCTCAGACAAAGACTGTTGTTGGGAAAAGTAAAGCGCCAGCACCGATCAACCCGATCAGGTCTGCGGCTAATGGGCGTGATGTGAATCTGACTTCCGATGGGAATTTTCATGGTTCGTATCAGGCTTGGAAAGCGGCTAGACTTGCAGGGCGAATCCGCTGACATAAACCCATTCTTTTAAGGAAATAAAATGAGCAATAATCTGCTTACTATCTCCATGATCACCAACGAAGCGTTGATGGTCTTGGAAAACGAGTTGACTTTCTCTAGCGAAGTTGACCGCAACTATGATGATCAATTCGCTGTTTCAGGCGCAAAGATCGGTAACACACTGAACGTTCGTAGACCAGGCCGTTTCATCGGTACTTCTGGCCCTGCATTGAACGTTGAGGACTTTAACGAGACTTCTGTTCCCGTTACTTTGTCAACTCAGTTCCACGTTGACACACAGTTCACCACACAAGACTTGGCTTTGAGCCTTGATCAGTTCTCTGATCGTGTGTTGAAGCCCGCTGTCGCAGCCGTAGCCAACAAGATTGACTTTGATGGTCTGACAATGGCTAAAAACGCAACTGCCAACATCGTTGGTACTGCTGGCACTCCTCCCACATCCTTGCTCACCTACTTGACCGCTGGTGCTTACTTGGACTCAGAGGGCGCACCCCGTGATGGTCGTCGTTCATGCATCGTTGAGCCTTTCACTGGCGCAACTATTGTGGACAGCTTGAAGGGTTTGTTTGTTCCATCCGATGTGATTGGCAAGCAATACCAAAAAGGCATGATGGGCCGTGACTCTGCTGGTATGAACTGGAAGATGGATCAGAACGTTGTGAACCAAACATTTGGTTCATACTCCGACACCCTCTCCACCAACACCACCACTTTCACTGGTTCTTTGACTTCTGGTTGGGCGCAAACTTCTACGATCACTTTGGTGTCGTCTGCTGGTACTGCTACCCTCAACCAAGGTGACGTTATCCAGATCGCTGGCGTGTACGCTGTTAACCCCCAGAATCGTTCTGCTTACGGCTCTGGCAAACTGCGTAACTTCGTTGTGACTGCTCAAACGACTGTTGCTTCTGGTGGCGGCACTGCTGTGACTGTTTCCCCTGCGATCATCACAGGCGGTCAGTTCCAAAACGTGACCATCATTGGTTCAACAAGCACCACTGCTGTTGTGACTCCATTCAACAAAGCTGGTACTGTGTCACCACAGAACTTGGTTATGCACAAAAATGCTTTCACCTTGGCTACTGCTGACTTGGAATTGCCTGATGGCGTTGTGTTCGCTGGTCGTGCTTCCGATAAGGAACTTGGCTTGTCAATGCGTGTCGTTCGTCAATACACGATTAACAATGATTCGATCCCAACCCGTGTAGATGTACTCTACGGCTGGGCCCCTCTGTACCCTGAACTCGCTTGCCGAGTTGCAGCTTAATTAACTAGGAAGGAAACGCATCATGGCTAATCCAGGCGCAGCAAGTACGCAAACAGTCAACTACCTAATGAATGGTAGTGCTTCCGATGGTGTCCAATTGGGCGCTGTTAGCGGCAAGGTCGGTTTTTATGGCATTACTCCCGTTGTTCGTGCTGGTGCTATCACCGCATTGACAGCCACTCCCTCAACTGCTGAAACAGTTGCGGCAGTGAACGCCATCATCACCGCTATCAAGAACATTGGCATTACGTCTTAATGTGAATTGATGGATAAGGCCACTCTCCACATCGGGGGGTGGCTTTTTTATTTGGAGAACAAATGCACATAATGATTGCAATGCCCGCCTACACGGGCGTGGTTCACATGGGGACAATGAGATGTCTGTTCACAGACCTGACAACACTCATTAAACGGGGCGACACCTACACCTTTGTGGATGACATTGGCAATGCCTTAATTGCAGACTCTCGCAGTATCACAGCGACTAAATTCTTTGAAGAATCGGATTGTGATCAACTGATATTTGTTGACAATGACGTTTCATGGGAAGCTGGCGCATTGCTCAAACTGATCGATGCCCCCGAAGATTTGGTGGCGGGTATCTACCCAAGACGCAAAGACCCCATCGAATACGCTGTTCACTACCTAGAAAAAGAAGAATTGTGGGCAAATCCTGAGACAGGATTATTGGAGGTCAAAGCCGTTCCAACGGGCTTTTTAAAGATTTCAAGAAACTGCATTGCTAAACTGATTGAGACTTTCCCCGAGAGCCACAGATATGAGGCAGACAGTGAGAAGCGTTTTTATCCTCTTTTTGACCATATTTTTGAGGATGACTACAAGTGGGGCGAGGACTACAGTTTTTGCATCCGCTGGCGCAAAATAGGCGGGAAAGTGTGGATTGACCCTGAAATGCACATGGGACACACTGGACACAAAATGTTCCAAGGACATCTTGGAAATTGGCTCAAAAATCGTTAAACTTAATCACCTTTGCAAAGGATCATCATGTCCAACTATTCACAGATTTCCGCTACCACTTTGGTGAAGAATCAGCCTGGCAAACTAAAAGGCATTTTTTGCAGTAGCGTGACCAGTTCCCCAACAATCACTGTGTACGATGCCCAAACCCCAGGCACAGATGTCAAGATCATTGACACCTACACCCTGACAGCGGCAACGAACATGAACTTCTATGATGGCATCAACTGTGAAAATGGTCTGTATGTTGTCATTAGCGGCACAGCAAGCGTCACTGTTTATTTCGAATAATGTCAAACAATACGGCTGTCACTCAGACAACCAACATTGTCCCCGTTCAGGGCGTTTTTGCCCCTGAACCATCGTTTGCCCTCCAATACTTTGTTGGGCCAGCGGGAACGCCCTTTTATGGCCCTGAGAACGCAACCTTTACAAACATTGCGACCATCACAGGAACGATTGCAACCACTCCTGTTGGCGATACAGACATTGCCAACAAGGGTTATGTGGATTCGGTTGCACAAGGTCTTGATGTCAAGGCTTCATGCGTATATTCCACAACTGCTGACATTACTTTGTCGGGCTTGGCAGTTCAGGCGGGTGGTGATTGGACATCAACACTGACAGCGGGTGATCGGATTCTTGTCAAGAATCAGTCAAGCAGCCAATTCAACGGCATTTATGTTGCGTCTAGCACCGCTTGGGCAAGATCAGCCGACATGAACACATGGGCTGAAGTGCCATCTGCGTTCACTGTTATCGAATCAGGGACAACCCTAGCTGACACAGGATGGGTTTCAACTGCCAATCAGGGCGGCACAATCAATGTGACCCCAATGCCTTGGTCTCAGTTTTCGGGTGCGGGTTCTTACCTTGCGGGAACAGGACTGACGCTGACAGGCAACACTTTCAGCATCACAAACACAGCGGTCACAGCGGCTGCTTATGGTTCATCTTCTCAAGTTGCCACTTTCACTGTAAATGCTCAAGGTCAATTGACTTTGGCGGCAAGCACAAGCATTTCAATAGCGGCAACGCAAGTCACAAGTGGCACGATTGACAGTGCCAGGCTTTCAGGAAGTTACTCAGGCATCACAGGGCTTGGCACTCTTGGCGACCTGACTGTGACAAACACAATCTCAGGATCAATCTCAGGAAATGCGGGAACTGCCACCACAGCAACCAAATCCACTAATTTGGCGGGTGGTGCGGCTGGCTCTTTGCCTTACCAAAGCGCAACTGACACAACAGCTTTCTTGGCTGCGGGAACAAATGGTCAAGTCTTATCCTTAACAGGCGGCATCCCCGCATGGATAAATGCCTCATCGGGAACTGTCACATCGGTTAGCGGCACAGGCACAGTCTCAGGGATTTCCCTAAGTGGCACAGTAACCACCACAGGCAATCTGACATTGGGTGGCACATTAGATTTGTCTGCACCCCCTGCGATTGGTGGGACAACGGCAAACACAGTGCGAGGCACAACGATCACGGCAACAACCAAGTTTGTTGGCCCTTATTTTGATGCTGCGACAAGTGGTGGCGGTGCTTTGCGTAATGCTGGCGGCACTGCCCAACTTCAATGGGGCGGTGGTGGTGGCGACAATCTGACATTGAATGTTTCCACAAACATGAATGGTGCAAATGCTCAGATTGACATTAGCCCCACAGGGACAGGCCATGTTCACATGAAGCCTACAGGAACTGGTGCGATTGAGATTGCCCCGACAAACCTTGGCACGATCAACAATATGTCCATTGGTGCAACTACAGCATCAACAGGCAAATTCACCACAATAGATTTCAACAGCACTTTGGCTGTGTCGGGTGCAACGGGTTCAGCGGGTCAAGTTCTGACTTCCAATGGCGCAAGCGCACCCACTTGGACAACCCCCGTGGCTTATGCCACAGTCACAGATGACACTACCACAAATGCGGTGCGTTATCCCCTGTTTGCTGATCAGACCACAGGCAATCTTGCGACCACTTTGGTCAGTTCTACCAAGTACAACTACAACCCAAGTTCAGGATTGCTCACGGCAACGGGCTTTAGCGGCTCTGGGGCGAGTTTGACAAGCCTCCCTGCGGGTCAACTATCGGGAACGATTCCAAGCGGTGTATT